GGAGTATTCCTTGGGCCGCTGGTCCTCGCCCGGTTGCAACATCAATTCCAGCCTGCAGTTCAACAGCTCTCTGACGGGCTGCCTCTTCCACTGCGGCCTGTGATCTGTCCACCAGTGTTCCCGGAGGAGCTGGGCCCAGTGCCCTCTGGGAAAGGGCTGTCTGTCTTTCAAGCTCTCTTAGCGTAGCCTGTCCGGCCCTTCTGGCACCAATCTCTGAAAAGGTTTTCTTTCCGGCCGCACCCAGTCCCCTGCCTGCCGCTCTTGACAGACCACCAGCCACACCGTATCCGGGTATGAGTTCTAACGGCAGCTGTGCGGCAATGTCAGTTGCAGCCCGTTCCCAACCGGGAATGGGTGCCTGTGCATAAGCGGCCTGTGCAGAGGCCATGGGCCCTACGCCCATTTCCCGGAGTCTCCTGTCCATTTCTGCCTGACCATATGGATCATATCCTCCCGGAGATCTACCAAGAAGGTTAAGGCTGAGCTGTGCGGACACAGGATCAAAGAATCTTTCTATAGTAGATCCCAAGGCACCCAGCTCGGGAAGAATAGGCTGTCCGAGTCTTCTCATAATTCCTGCATCTTCCGGCAGGGCCATATCCCGGGGCTCCACCCCGAGCTGTTTTGAGTACAGCTCTTCTGCCATCTCCGGCCGGAAGAACTGCTGGAACGGATTAACCGGGCCCAGCCCGGCCTTGGACACAAGACCACCTATCCCGGCCGTGATATCCCTTCCGAACTCACGCCAGTTGACTGGCTCAGTAGGCACTACGACCTGGCGGTCAAGCTGCTGAAAATCCCTGAATGCCTCCGGGTTAAGGGAACCGTCAGGCATAAGGGGAGGTGTGTTACCCCATTTCTTTCCCAGATCGGGGTAGCGACTGATAGCATCAATCCATGCGTTATTTACCTGCTGGGTGGTTACTCCACCTTCCGGCATAAGAAGTACTCCCTATCAGAACATGAATCGTGTAGCCGGGGAGAACCTTCCGAATCCACCTCTCTGACGGGGAGATACGTTCTGGTAATACTGCTCGGTAAAGGGAAGATCCGTAAGAAAGTCCATGAAGGAAGGGCCTTCCATGTCTTTCCTTTGTGCCTGTCCCAGTGCCCCGGCATACTGGTTCGACACGTTACCGTACTGTCCCTGCCAGTATCTCTGCTGTGCAGGACTGTATCCTTCCTGAGTGAAGGGAGCCGAGCTGAAGTAAAGCCATGAAGGGGCCTGCTCCAGCAGGTATTCGCTGAAGTCAGACGCGCCGCCAAGGGGATCAAATTCTGCCATTACGATGGCACCGCGAACCTACCGCCCAGCCCGGACAGATAACTCAGGAACCCTGCAGGGGATGTTGTACCCTTCCTCTGCTCTCCCTGCATCCACCTGTTAAAGAGTCCCGATATGGCATTGCTGACAGCGGTTCCACGGGCTCCGCTCGGGAGGGCTCCCCCGTAGTACTGGCCCATTGCCATCTGTCTCACGTTCTCCGCGCTGCCGAGTGCCTGAGAAAGGCTGGGATTGCCAGCTACAAATGTATTCCATCCTCCGGGATCAGCCCCACCGGGACCGCCAAGTGCGGATCCAGTAACGGCAGTTGCCCACCCGGGAGTCATATATCCTGTTGCAGGAGCTGCTCCCCCGGAAAAGCTGGTGTAGGGGCTACCCTGTCCCCCACCCAGATACTGGTAGAAGGGTGTTGTGTCGGCTGCCGTACCCGAAAGAAGATATCTTCCGTAGAGAGGATCAAAGGCATTTTGATAGAGATTGGAATAGCCGGGCATGTTGTAGTTTGGCGTAATCCCGGAGAGTATGCTCTCAAACTGGGCCTGCGGAGTAAAAACCTCGAAACCAGTTGGAGGCTCATATGTTCGTCCAGTTGGTCCCTGAAATGAAAATGGCATGGGACTTCCTCCTGTACCTGCTGTACCTGTTCCTCCTCCTGCGAATCCTCCTCCTGCTCCAAAAATTCCCGGTTCATTCGGATCTACAACTGAAGGGGGAACCCCCCGGAACTGGTATCCGGCCCCGGTTTCATATCGATACAGCTGACCTGTGGCCTCATCTTTATAGAACGTACCGGGTACACCCGGCGGCCAAGGCCCACCAGCAGGAATTATAATCGGATTTTCTGGTGATCCCTGTGCCATTATCCAAACCTCCCCGGTGCTATGGTATTAAGATAGGAGAGGAATCCTGCAGGGGCTTCTCCCCCGGGCTGGAGTCTCTGCCTTCTTGCCCACCTTCCGTACATGTCTTCATATGCGTCTTCAATATACTTAGATATTATGCCACCATGGGGCTGATCACCAGCATAGTATCTGGCAAGTGCGAGGTCTACCGCTGTTCCGGGGCCGCCCTGTCCTGATACAAGTGCGGCCCCGGCAGGGCCTGCCGCAGCCATGAGCCTGTCATAATGTTCCTCGTCTTGAGGTGTTACTACGCCGAGGGCGAGAAGGGCCTGCCATGTCGAGTCCATATCATCCCACGGAATGGCTCCCTGCTCCAGTCTGGATGGCAGCCACCGGGCGAATTGCCCCGATTCTTCTATCAACGGGTTCTCTGCAGACAGGAGGAACTCGCCTGCCATGGGGCTGTATCTTTGGTCCCAGAGTCCTGCCATCCCGGGCTGGTAGTAGGAAGGATCCTGTCCTGAGAGGATCGTCCTGTACTGCTCAAGCTGGGGATAGGCGGCAAGGGCATCTAGCGGACCGTCTCCAGATATTGAAGGCTGGGCCCCATCGGCAGCTACACCGGGTCCACCCTGTCCCGGGGGAGTTGGAATACCGTAAATATCTGTGAAAGACAGTCCTGTCTGGGGATCAGCTATCAGGATTTGATCATCAACATCATCTTCTACCCCGGCAGCTGTCTGAAGGGTTTTTTCAGTAGTTTTCTGTTTCACAGGGGATGCGGTCCACTGGTTCAGGATAAGATCGGGATCTTCTGCCGAGAAGTAGGGAGCCTGTGTAGACCAGTTAGTTACACTCTGTTTCAGCCACTGCTCGATCATGGCCCGGGCGGTTGCCCTGTTCAGATCGCCTGACTCGTACTGTCTCTGCACATCTTCAAGATCTATCATGGGGGCCTGTATCCCCATGGGGTCCTGTGCCCCCGGAAAATTCAGCTGGCCCTGTGGCGCGTTTGGATCCTCGTACCCGGGGCCAAGGGTGAAATAGGGATCTTCAAAGGGTCCCGTTGTCAACGGGGAGGATGCTCCTGCGAGGTTTCCGTCCGAGAGAGATATCTCCCTGTCCACAACGTCATTGATGGTGTTGTAGGCACCTGATATATCCCCCGTGGAAATACCAAAAGCATCACCGAAACTGTAAAGCAGGTCATCGGTCACGACACCGGGAGATACCTGAAACAGGTTCTGTGCCGCGATATCGGTTTTCATCATATCCTGATTGGACGGATCCATGGAATCAAACAGGGCTGCCTGAGTGGCAAAGTCACCTGCTCCCATGGGGTCCATGCCCATGAGATCCGTGGCCATGTCAAAGGCAGACATGTTCTCGTCAAAGGAAGGAATCGAATCCAGAACGGGATTTCGCATTGCCTCTTCCCGGTCCGGGTCCTTTCCCCTTGCCATATCGTAGATTCGGTTGGGATCGCCGCCGCTGTCCCAAGCCACGTTAACTATGTTTTCAAACATGCCGGGGAGGTTGAGAAGCTCCTCTTCTCCCCATGTCTCGTATGCCATCTTATCCTCCCGGTCCTACGAGGCCCATTCTCCTGAGTCTCTCGTTGTTGCCCTGTGCCCCGGGACGGGCCTGTCCCGGTGGAACATTGGGTCCTGCCTGCGGTGTCGGCGCAGGAGGCGGCATCCCGGTCATCATGGCTGGCGGTGCCACTCCCGGCGGTACGCCCGGCGGCCCACCCTGTGGTGGGGCACCCGGTGGCACTGGAGGCAATGCACCCGGGGATGGGCCGGGCGGTGCCCCACCACCAAGATTATCTGCCAGCATCTTGGCCTTGCTCAATAGCATGGCCGTAAGCTCACCTGCATAGAAACGTGCCAGATCTTCACGGCCCTGTTTCAGGGATGCCTGATACAGGGTCCAGATAGCTGCCTCCGGCAGGGTTCTCTCGGCTATCTGCTCCTTGATCGCGTCTTCTGTCTGATCTGCGTCCTGCACACCAAGAATATTGTCCCGGATCCACAGATCCGGCATGAGCGGAGTCGGTCCATCCCGGGCGATTTGTGCCATTGAGTACTTGGACATGTCGTCCTGTGGCAGTCTCGGGACCACGGAGATCTCTACCTCGCCGCCATCCTTGACCCTTTCGGGGGTGATGGTTTCCGAGAAGTACATTCTGTTGTTATCCCGGCCGGAGAGTTCCATGGAAGAGAACGCGCCGCTTGAGTACTGGTCACAGAGAAGGTTACATATCTTTCTGTAGGCGTTCTCAAGGGCAATGATCCGGGGTGTCAGGACTGTCTCAACGCCCTGTCTCAGGGTGTTGATGGCAAATCCCGAGAGCTGGAACTGCAGCTCACCGTAGACCGAGTGGGGAATGGATCCTCTCTGGATCTCCCCGGAGACAAGGCCCATGTAGGCTCCAGTCTCCCTTGCGACTTCCATCAGTCCCAACGGCTCCACATCTTCTCCCTGTGCCAGCGAGATTTCCGTTCCTTCCTTGTAGGGATCTTCTTCCAGTGTCTTCTGCCCGTCCCGGGAGGTAATCTTCAGTCCCTGCTTGCGTGACCTTGCGGTCAGCTCAAGCATGACGCTCATCATAAAGTTGTGGTTTTCGTACAGATCTCTCGTGGATTTAAATACAGATTCACCGTAGTCCCCGACTGTGTCCTCTATGGAGGACCACTCAAGTGACTGGATAAGGGGATTGGCTCCCACGGGTCCCATGAACACGGGAACTCCCGTGCCGCCGTGGGCGGTTCTTTTCTTGATGAACCTGTGTGGAACAGCCACGAAATTGTCTTCACGGTCATAGAAGTCATATACATCTATGCCGTCCTCGTCCATGCGCTCGGTGCCGAGCCTGACATTGTACTGGGACTCTATCTCGACACGGGTCTTTTTCATCTTGTAGCAGGCCCATGCCAGCCCATCACCATCGGTGCCCCAGTAGGTGTGCATTGGATCCCACGGGGTAATGTCTATATGTGTTGTGCTGTTCTCTGTTTTTACCAGAAGTGCCCTGCCTGCGTACCATCCCCGGAGGGTGATGTACCAAGCCAGCTGGCTCTGGAGGTTGGGCAGCAGCCTGTTGGCAAGGCGTTCATTGGCGGCGCGGAGTGCGCCTATGATGAATCTTTCCTTGTCGTTATTCACTTCCCTGTTATTACGGGGGTTACCGTTGGGTGGTATCCGAACCACCCTGTCTGCCGATGACATCCAAGAGATTATCTTGTCGGCATAGGTCTGTGGCTCGTTGGAAGTGTATGACTGGTAGCCGTCACCTGCATCGTAGGGACTCAGGCGGTACAGGTTATGATCCGCATCCATGCGAGATCGCAGGGGTTCAGTAGATTCGTAATGCGACTCTACGAGACTGATGATATCTTCTACTTTTCTCCGAGCCACCTACCACCTCTTGACCTTGATGAACGAGTTGTTGCGTAAATGACCGTACCCGAATCGGTCCACAAGACCGTAGACCACGGCCTTGAGTCCGTGGTTGTTCTTATCCTCGGGTGATTCGCCCACTATATTACCATCTCGGTCAGTTCTCCAG